ATTTTTCTAGGTCCAGGTGCATTTGGAGGTGTTAGTGCCATTTATCTTCTTCTTATATTTGATTGAACTCGTTCTATTTGTCTTTGTTCTTTGATTCGTTCTTCTTCTTGTTTAATAAAGTCTTTTAACAAATCAATATAGACAATTCTTTCCCATGGAATCATATTTTCAAGATCGCTCAAGTTATATTTATGATGTTGCATAAGAGCGAAATTGGTCTTGAAATAGTTCATCAAATTATCATAACCAAACATTAGAAAAAAAAACTTGCGAAATTATCATACTTTATGTCGTGTTTGAATCCACACTTGTCACAAGTAGCCTCTGCCTTTACAAAGAAAGAAGGTAAATTATCAACGAAATTCTCCAGTTTTTTATACTGCTGTTCGGTCAGACCTTCAACGAAGGCCTTTGCTTCTGCTGGAGTAAAATCTTTTGATGTATAGATTTTATCTCTGTCTATAATTCTATCAATACAATTTGTTATAAGTCGAATCTTTTTACTGAAATTATCTTCATTTTCTGATAGTTGCTTCATTACAGCATAATTAGGATACTTCATCTTGACCTTTAAAGTACCCGATAAATTTATATCTGGGGTTACTTCTTCATTTTTACGAATTTCACAATTTGAAATATCAATATCCGCCTTAAATGTGTTGTTGCAAATCGAAGAATCTTCTAATGTATTATTACAGACGAAATTAACCTCTATATTTTCTCCAATTGATTTGGCCCTCAGGGCAATAAAAATATAATCAATATCAAAGAATGGTAGTTTGTCAAGGTCTACACCTTCTGTTAGAATACAATTCTTGATAATTTGCTTTGTCGTGTTGATAATTTCAATATCATCTTTCGATTCAAGAGCAATTAGAAGTAACTTTTCTTCTTTAACCAAAAAAGGCCTGATTGTTATTTCTTGCCCTGTTGATGGTATTTTCAAGTCATATGTCGGCGTCTCGATCATAGGTAAAGGCATAATTAATTCCTTTCATCAAAAATATTAATCTCTTCTTATTGGCCCTGTTTGAGGATATAGTGAGCCTACTTGTGTATCTTTAATCTCATCTTTATTCTTGCGGCGCCATTTGCTAAATGTGAACGTCACGGTTAATCTCTGAAACTGGTCATCTGCCCATGTCACTGGCTGGGGATTTATAAGAATTGGAAAAGCATCATATAAAGTAAACTCATATGATGCCGCTGGTATTTCACTTCCAAATTCATCTTCAAAATCTGTCATTTGAAATAGTGTTATCTCGGAAGAATAATTATCTCTATATTCAAAGTCAAAAGTTGAGGTGGGATTTATAGTCTCAAGCCAATCATCAAAGATTTCTCTTTCGAATGATCCGTTGCGACAAAGAAACGTCATATTAATATCATCATAATTTGTCTGATACGGTAATTTAAAGTTAGGACCGTAGTATCTAAGGTCTACGTTGTTAAAAGACCTTCCAGGAAATTCGGTGGCTTCACATAGATATGTTAGATCACGAAAAGTATTATATCCTTCAAAACTGTTAATTTGGCTGACTACAGCACCAGGAGCATTTATTCTAACGACAAACCGACAAGATTTGGCCAAATGACCAAAACTATCAGATACTTTCCAGAATGAATCCATATCAAGTGCTTCTGGAGCATTATCTATTGGAAATGAAGGCATTTATTATCCTTTTCTTATAAACAATTCTAGTGGTAGTTCTGCGACTTTATCCCATTCATCAGCAGTTATTTCTATGAACCTGCTACGGACCTGTGGAAACAGATATCTCTTAATACAGGGCCTCATTTCATTTGCCATTCTCTTGGTCGAGGCCAGAAGATCATAAGTCAATCTTAACTTGGTCGTCTTGTCAAACTTGTTATTGCTGGCATGTTCTTTGAGCGCACCCAGCAAAGAGGCTCTTTCACCGCCCGACAGATAATGTAGGTTTAGACCTAAAAACCCGTCAGAATATGGTTCAATAGGAAAAACAAGTGGGTATATGTCATATATTGGCAGTGTCTTCTTCATTTTTGGATCATACTTGAAGAAATACATCTTACCAATAATAGTGCTATCGGCGGCTCTCTGGTCATTACCGAGTATGTTTTTGCGATAGCCAGCGGCCGACCTTGCTTTTCCTATAAACCAGTCTTGTAAATCACCCGAACTATATTTTGCCATACTATATTTATTTGATTCCTAATTCTTTTTCAGTTATTAGTCTAAATTCCCAGCCCCGGTCAGCACAATATTCTCTGGCTGCTTTCCATTTGGCCTGATTGACACCATAGGTGACAACCTCTGTTATGAACTTTTTTGTCTGTCTGGATGGTATCTCAGGCTCTCTGGTCTGTGCTGCTGGTTTGACCTCCAATAGCATGGTCTTGGTGGTGTTGTCACGCAGTCGCATTTTAACGAGGAAATCAGGGAAGTATCGATGCATCCTGTTATCTACTGGTGAAACATAGGGTATAACCAGTTCTTCGCTGCGCCATTCTATGACATTGGTATTCTCATCTAGGTATTTCATAAGGCGAAGTTCCCACAAACTACGATAAATGATGTTTGTGGGGTCTCCGCCATACTTTTTAGGGTTCTTTGGTCTGAATTTACCTTTATAACTTTTCATATAAATATATAGAACATCCTTATATAAGGTCAAAAATGACAGACGCATCAATTAATAATATTGGAAATACTATATCTCTTGAAGCAGATCCTAATTCAGGAGCACCATTAAATATTATGAATCCTCCAAAATTAGGAGGCACACCTCTACCACAAAGTAAGTATGATTTCCAATACTTGACTTTTCCAGGAGACTTAGGCGCAGACTACAACGACCATTATATGGTTATCAATATTAATGTGCCGGTAAGCACAAAAGACGGTAAGGTTACCTCATATTCTGCTTTACCAACAGACTTAACTGGAACACCATTAGATAACACTTTTTCCAAAGTTGATTCTTTAAAACTCGGCGCACAATCTGGATTTTCAACAACATCCCTGAAACCTACTTCCGACTCTTATATTGGTAACAGTTCTATAGATACTTCTTCTGTAGTAAATCAAAGCGCAACATTTTTCAGAAGAAGCACCAGAAGAATAGCACAATCGATTGCATTATATATGCCCAATACAGTCGTCTATAACACACAAAATGCTTATGAAGACATATCTTTGACTGCTATGTTGGGTAGCATGATAAGCGGATTAGCGGCCGGGACAATAAAAGCCGCGACAGGTAGAATGGGAGCAGCAGTAGGTACGGGTATAGGATTTTTAGGTGCTTTCGGTGGCGGCGGCCGAGCCGAACAAATAGCCAGATTGGCCGGTTATCCAATCAATCCTAGAATAGAAGTTGTTTATGCTAATACGGTGCAAAGACAATTCGTATTTGAATTTCTACTTGCACCTAGAAATGAATATGAATCTATGGCCATAAGATCAATCATAAAAACTTTAAGATTTCATGCGGCTCCAGAATTATCGTATGGTGGTTGGATATTAATACCACCAGCAGAATTTGATATCACATTTTTCCATAAAGGCCAAGAAAATTTGAATATTCCAAGAATCAATACTTGTGTTTTGGAAAGAATCGAAACCGATTATGCACCAACAGGAGTATATTCTACATTTAGCACAGGTCATCCTGTGGCTGTAAGATTAAGTTTGGGTTTTAGAGAAATTGAGATTTCTCACAAACTTCGCGTTGCTCAAGATTTCTAAAAGAGGTTTTATATAACTATGTTCTTAGACGCTTTTCCAAAAGTATTATATGATATAGAAAAAAGACAATATTCAAATTATGAATCTGTAACGAATCTCCTTTTTAGATTTTCTATTATTAAGAGTGTATTAAATAATATTTCAGCCTACTATTATTATATAATAAAAGATTCTGATACACCAGAAATATTGGCCGAAGCAACATATAATGATTCTGAGGCATACTGGATTATACTTTATGCAAATGACATATATGATCCTCAATATGACTGGCCAATGAACGATACTGTCTTTGGTAATTATATTATAAACAAATATGGTTCTATAGCAAACGCCAAGACAACTATACATCATTATGAAAAGGTAATCACAAGAGAGGAATCTCTAAGCGGAATCATTACAGAAAATAGATTTGTTGTAAATTATGATAAACTTACCACAAATACACCGGATGTTCCATATGATTATTATCTGAATTTGCCTGCAACCCAATCTGTTGAAAATATCAATATGAATGGGCAAACTGTTACAGAAATTATTAAAAGAGATTCAATTTCAAATTATGACTATGAATTGCAACAGAATGAAAATAAAAGAACGATTAAGATAATCAAGGCTGAATATTATGGCCAAATAATGGACGAATTTAACAACATTACAAATTATAGAAAAAATCCCGCGGTGAGAAGGTTAGTATAAAATGGCTGATGGTGTTGATACCGCTGAAGGTGTATTACAAGACCACTTAGTTAATGTGACCATCGACTTCGAAGGAGTTGATAGCAGTCTATTTGAAGATTTTTCGCTCAAAGAAGTTATAATGGCTGAAAGTCTATTGACACCTGGTCTGCAAACATCTATCACAGGGCAAAATTATATACATAAAGCGGATCCAGTTAAAATATTCGATGTATTAAAAGGTCAGAATGTAAAATTTAAAATTGAAAGAAAGATACTTGAAAAAGCAAACCAACCTTCAACCTTAGAATTTCAGCAGGTAATTTATAGGCTTGGTGGTCGCTCATCTACTAATCCGAATACAACAGATAATAGAAAGCAGATTAACAGAGCAGTAGAAGAACTTACATTTCATGCCTGTGATCAAACACTATTAAATGATGCAGCCACTCTTGTCAGCAAATCTTGGAAATGTACGACTCCAACTCAAGTTACTGGAGAAGTTTTGGCCCAATGTGCTGGCGTTCCTATGGATAGAATGGTTTTGGAACTATCAGATCCAGCAAGAGATTATATTGCAGAAAATATAAGACCTTTTCAGGTCGTAACACAACAGGCAAACGCTGCATTGGCTGCCGGCAATGACCCGTCATTTCTACATTTTATGACTTATCCAGACGTTTTAAGCAATATAGAATCTAGAAAAAGCGGAACAGGTATACATCATTTTAGGTCTTTACATACTATGGCCCAACAGCCACCAGTAGGCAGACCATTACAGTATGGTGATGCTGGAAACAGTTATTTCAATCCATATGGAATTATGCATTATGTGTTTCCTTGTGACTTTGACTTCTTATCCGACATATTAAATGGTGTCGGTATGAATGGAAATATAAGTTCTGTGGTTCTTTTTAATCCAGCGACCAAGTTGTTTGATTTAATTGGCAATCAAGATTTTGGATGTGGTGTCGGTGGAGGTGAATTTAAAATCGCAATGAGCAATTTCGGTTCAGAAAAAAGTCAAAATATGTGCCCAGATTTCGTATCTACATATCTAAAGAAAAGACAGGCTCGTATGTCTCTTCTGGAAAAAGATAAGATTGCTCTAAGAATAACCGTTCCATGGAATCCAATATATAATGTAGGTAAAGTAATACAAGTAAAGTTCATAAATGAAGAAGATCCTACTGGCCAAACTGAAAATTATGGATCTGGTAAATATTTGATTGCATCATTAGTACACAATATTAAAAACGGTGGTTATGGCACAATAACCATGGATTGTGTATCTGAAACTGTTGCATACGGAGAAGTTTAATGTCAGGATTACCTAGAGAACATCCAGGTACTGGTGGCGGCACAGAAACATATGGTATTCTATTGGGTCGTGCTGATGATCCGGATATGGCCGGCAAATGCCAGGTTTGGATTCCAGGCAGATATGGTCCTGGTGTTCAAACAGATCATCTGGCCAGATGTACCATTCAAGTTCCTCCCACTGGTGGCGATCAATGCACAACAGGCACAACACCTGATGACGGTAGCGCGGTTACCATTTTAGGATCCACGGGCAATCCAAATGGTGTTATAGTTAGTGTCTCCGGAAGCGAAGTTCAGGGCGATGGATCTGGTACTTCGGGTAACATGTTTCTATTACAAGGAGCATTGGGTCTGGCCAGTTCATTTTTTTCACAAGACGGTAATGTACAAAGAAATAAACCCTCAACTTATAAAGAGGTTAAAGAAAAAGGCGCCCTAATTAGAAAACTTATCAATAGAGGTTTACATTCTCACAATATTCTTAAAAGCATACCTTCTCATGGTGCTTTACCTTCTACCTCTGGTATAAAACTGCCTCAAATTAAAAACATACCAACAGCCAAGCAAACCTTTACTAATATACCAACCGCCGATATGATTTCAAATCTACCAGGAACAGTTATGTCTCTTCTTGGTATGTTAAATTCAATTAAAAACAGCAAATCATATCAATCAAGAATTGCAAGTAATGTTCCTGCAAATGTTTTTATTGCATTAAATAGCATAACAGAATTAGCACAATCTGGTGAAACTAATGATATGGGAGGTTCTGTAACAAACAACCGCGTAAATGAAGAAGTTTTTATGGAAAATGCGGTAAATCTTATATCAAAGTGTTCAACACTATCTGAATTAAATTATTCTATTGAACGAATGATGTATGACACCTCTCTTCATGGTTTAGGCCAAGAAGATTTGATATTAAATCTATCAGATTATAATGGTGATTATAATATAGGTGAAAATGTTTATCAATATGATAGAACCGCAAATACAAAAACATTAATTCAATTAGGTAAAGTTAAGTCTTGGGATTCAACTCAGAGAATACTATATGTTTCAGATTATGACTTGAATAATTTTTCACCGTCAAATAATGTAACGAATCAAAAGGCCAAGGTTGATTATAGCATAAAATCAGTAAATTTTCTAAATGAAAATAATTGTGTCGATTATGTAAATGAAACGCCATTTGGTAGTACAACTATTTGTATAGATGTGCATGGAAATACCGTAGAAAAGAAATCAAATACAGCATATAATGCTCAGCAATCGTTTACAAATCAAATGAGTTCATATGATAGTTTCCCTAGCATAGGGGGTGGTAATTTATTTGGAGGTTCATCCGGTACTATGTTTGATATGTTGAAAAGATTACCACCTCAGGTCTTGACAAATGCCAAGGCTCTCTTAGAGAACACAAACTCTAAAGGCAATCCGCAACATAAATTTGATGTTGTAAAAACATTGAAAACGGATAATTTGGCCTTAGCAGCACAATTATTAACAAGTGTATCAGCATAATTGGAGATTTAAATATTATGGCCGAATCAAATGATCCCGAAGTAACAAATAAATCAGACCCCAATAATGTGACTCCTCAAAAATTTTCAGGTCCTGAAGATGCTAGAAAAAACTCTAAGGCAGGTAAATATCCAAATGTCTGGTCTCACAAGACTAGATCGGGACATATATTTACTTTGGATGATTCAAACGGCGGCGAGCATATAACGCTTCAGCACCGGGGCGGATCCATGATACAATTTATGCCAGATGGTGCGGTTCAATTTGTGTCACATAATGGTCAGTATAATTTCGTTTTCGGTGAAAATAGAGTAAAGATAACTGGCGCCTATGATGTAACTGTTGAAGGCGGCGGAAGTCTTAAAGTTGATGGTGACTATAATGTAACCGTAAAAGGTCATATGAATTATGCTGTTGGTGGTGATATCAACGTAACTTCAGAAAATTTCAATCAATTAGCCCGAAGCCGCGTCGATGTTGTATCAGATTCATATACAAATAAGACTAAA